GGTATCGAGATCAAGCCCCGGCGTTGCCAGCAAGGCCCAAACCTGGGCGCGGACGGTGGTGCGCGCCCACCGCTGATTTGACCAATCGTAGATAATTTCCTGATCGTAGACATGGCTGGCCGAGGTGAGGTGAAACGCCCACACCATCCGCGGCTTGTTTACCCCGGCAATGGCCTGCACCACGTTGCGGCGGTCGATATCGGAATGCGCCAGCCACCAATCATTGACCTTGTCGGCGCCGATCGGCATGACTTGCTGCCCGCTGATGGCGTAGAACCCGTCTTCTGACACGAAGTAGAGCACGTCACCGATGGCGGTGAAGCCGTATTTCGAGATACTGCCGCGATCGTGTAGCACGCGATTGAAGTTAAAGATAAAGGTGGTGTCACCCGGCAGAAACTGGATGGTTCTGATGCCGCGGTCCTGCACTACGTAGCCATTCTCGGCGCCGGCGATGCCCTGCACCGGGCCGTTGTCTGGGAACTCCTGCATGTCGCAGAGATTGAGGCCGATGGTCCAGCCGGTGATGTCATTGATGGATGACCAGATGATCATCCGGTTGGTCCATGTCGGCGGGCTGTTCGCCAATGCCGACAAAAACAGAAAGTCGCCGATCTGCTTGACGTTGCCGGCCTTCGGCGGACTGCCGGCGAGCGCCGCAAAGTTTAACCCGCTATCGATGTCGACCACTTGCGGATCGTCGTTGCTGTTGACCGCAACCAGTTTGGTGCCACTCTGCTCGAACGACCACAGGTCGCCTTCCGCCACGTTGTAGGCGCCACCAACGGTGCGACTGATATCAGTCCAGCCGGCAAGGCCCCAGACGTAGAGCTTGGTTCTGGTGCCGCCGTAGATTTTCCATCCGCCACTGAGCGTGCGCGCGGCATACAAACCGCAAACCGGGTTAGGCAATGCCGTGGTGGCAAATCGCAGCAGCGACGGGCACGGCAGATAGGAATTGACGCCGGCAAACACGTTCTCCACTTCGGACGCGAATTTAGTATCGAGCAGCGCAATATCGGGCCGCCACTCGCCGAATTCGATCGGGATCTTTTGTGCTGGCATCAGTGTTGCTCCCGCACGGCTCTGATGGCGCGCTGCAGATCGGCAAAGGCGCGCAGGCGGTCGGCATTGTTCACAATGATCTGTGAGAGCTTCTTGCGCAGCACGAACGATCCGTTCTGCTCGCCCAGCAGAGAGCGCAGCGTCTGCGGGGTATGGTAGATCAGCACAATCTCTTCATCCGCCTCCAGTAGCGCGCGCTGCTTGTCCGACAGGTCGATGTCGGCGATTTCGTTACCGTCGCCGTCATGGATGGCTGTCATCAGAAATACTCCGCGGTTCGCACCATCGGGCTAGTGGCGCCGGTGGTCAGGGCATAACGCTGGATAATCTCCTGGAACACCTCATCCCGCCGCGCCTTGTAGAGTTGCGCCATTTCTGCATTACGACCTTGCCCGGCGGCCTCGGTCATCAATCCGAACAGGTAGGCGTTGGGGTATTCGGTCAGCAGCCAGTTGCTGTTGCTGTCGCTGCCGATCAACGATGGGATTTTCTGGTAGTAGTGCAACTCGTAGGCGTCGGTGCGGTCGTCCACCGGCCGCACCTTGAAGGTGTTGCCCTCAATGGTGAACAGCCGATCATAGCCACGGCCCACCGGCGGCAGATAGGCCGGATGGACGTAGTCGAGTTCATTATAGGGCGGTACCGTGGTCGGGGTTGTGACTGCCGGAACGGTCGGCCGCACTGTGCGCCAAGTGATGTAGTCGGCCGGCAATGCCACGTCGCCACTGGTGGTGGTGAGAAGTACCGATGTTTCCATCGGCAGCACCCGCAGCCGCGAATTGGCATCGACTTCGAACATGGTGGTGTAGTCGTCATAATCCGCAAGGAACCGCTGATTGAACAGATAGCGCGACAGTTTCTGCTTGAGCTCGCCGTAGTTACTGATCGCCATTGCCGTTGTCCCTTATGCGCGGCGGCCGTCCGCGCCGTCGCTTGGGTTCATCCTCGGGCTCCGGCGGATAGTCGGGAAACGGCTGCGGCGGCGTGTTGGTCCACGCTTCCGGCCGGATCAGGCCGATTGGCAATGACTGCTCGGGCTGGGGAGATTGCGGGGGTGCATTTTCCTCAACCCGGAAAAAGCGATTTCCGCGTGCCTTCTTGATCATCCACTCGTCTGATATCTCCACCTTGTCGCCAGCGGTGAACAGCACGCCATTCCACGTACAGCTATCGAGAGGGGTTTCCCCCTCCCGATAACCTTCGGTGCTTCCAAGCCAAGTGAGCTTGGCCATTATGATAGCGGCTTGACGTACAGCACCGCGACGACGGCATCGCCCGCGGTCGCCGCGCCGGTTGTTCCGATATAGATGTCGATATCGGTTGTTGGTGGCAGCACCGCCGCCGCCAGCGGCATCACGCTTTCGCTGCCGGCCGCTTCCGCCAGCACATTCTGCAGATTGCCGGAGGTGCCGACCGCCGGCACGGCACCACCCGCAGCCACATAGCTGACGCCGAACACCGGTGTGCCACCGGTAATCGCCGTTACCACCCGCGAAGATATGCTCAGGATCATTGCGCCCGCCGGAATAGTGCCAATCTTTGTCGCCGCGGGAGTGTCCGCAGCGGTCAGGGTGTGGCGGCCGACGATTGCCACAACTCCGTTATTGAACGGGTCGCGGGCCGGCGTATTGGTCATCAGGTTAGCAACCATGGTTCTGTTCCTTTCTCTCTATCCGCTTAATCGGTGGCCGAGTTGAAGAACCCGGTTGCGACACCCCACTGCACTAATTTCGTGCCGGCTTTGGGGTGCTTCTTGAAGATCTTGCCGACGCCGTATGCCGCTTCGATCCCGGTCCCAGTAATGAACCCGTAATCGTCCTCTTTTCTGAACGTGGGCTTGGCCATCTGCCCGTAGGCAATCGCCGCGGCTTGCTGGCCGCAGAGGAACACCGGCTCGACGCGCGTGGTGCCGTTGCCTGCCGTCTTGAGCGATGTCCACACGTTGGTGACGAAATTTGAAATTTCCGGCACCAGCCGCACGATCACGCCATCCCACAGGATATCCCCATCTTGGAAAATGGGATTATCGGGAGCACCGTTGACCTCGCGGCCTTCACGCGCGCGCGCGTTGGTGTTGGCCGACAAGATGGTGCTGTCCATCTTGAGATCGCGGAAGGTGTTAAGGCCCGCGAACGCAACGTAATACTCGTAACCCGAGCGGGTCTTGTACGGCCTGATGTGGGGATTGGCGCCCATCGCAACGCGCTTGAGCAGCGCCAGGTTAGGCCCGGTGAACTTGTCGGCGGTGGCGTCTACGTTGGCCAGTGAGGTCGCGTGGTCGGTTGCCGAATTCGTTGTCGCGGCACCGTAGAGGATGCGATCCAAGTTATCAGTGCGCCACGTATTGCGTTGTGCCGCCGTGCTCAGATCGTACTGGATGCCGTTGACGCGAACGCCGGCGGCCGGTTGGCTTTCCGATGGCAGTGCCATCAGAGCCGCGATGATCTCGTCGCGGGTGACCTCCGACAACCAATCCGACAGAAGCGGCTTGGCCTCGCCGAAGATGTCGGCACTATCTTTCTGGCTTTCGGCCTTGGTGGTGACCACCGCGTTGCGGCACCATTCCAGCCAGATCCGCATGCCGTAGTCGTCGATCTTATCCTCGTTTCCAACCAGCGGACCGGTGGAAACGCCAATGCCCGCCAGCCGGGTAACGAGCGGGATGTTCATCACCTCGCCGCCGCTCTTGAGCTCCATGCGGCGGCGGATGATGGCGTTGACATCATCACTCATGTACGGGGAGAACATATTCTCCCGTACCCACTCACGATTGATCTGCTGGGTAAACTTGATCAGTTTGTTGTTAGCCTGAATGTCGGTGACGGCCATGGCCGTGTGCCCTTTCTGCTATGACCGCACCCAACAAAAAACCCGCCATGCGGCGGGTGTTTTGTGTCGGACGAGCGGCCGGTTTACTTGGTGGCGAAATCGTAGAGGCTCGACGAACTCAGATCGCCGCCGTTGTCCATGCGGCCGGATGACGACCGGACCGATGACAGCGAC